GGAAGTCGTCATGGAACCCGAATTCAGGAATCCACCTATTAAAAAGTATAAACCCGGACATGTACAGCAAATGGGCGTTCTACTCGGCGATAATAACGAAACACTTCCTTTATACGGGAAAGAGGTTCGAGGTAGACGCGACAGGTATAACTATTATACCGCTACATCTGGGGATCAAATATACCCTCTCCCTGTTTCCATGGGTGATAGAGATTGCATGGATGATATAGGCTGCCAAGAAATTTACGGTAACGAATCTATTAGCGTTATGGGTAATGACTCAAACTTCCAAGCTAAATTGTACAGAACCGACAATTTTTTTTAACTCGGGTTATATAAATGAACGCCGTAGAGCTCGAAGCTTATGATTTAGAGCAGGTTGTTGACATAAATACGAATTATATGGGACAATCAAAGTCTGCTATACAAACATATTATGATAAGATAATTGAGGAAGAAAAAGTTATAAATCAAGTTAATATTAATATAGGAAGGTTATCTACCCTCGTAGATGACGCGTATAATAACGTGATGGATCAAAATACATCCGTTTCTGACTCTGAATATTTTGTTCAAGCAATATCGGATGCTAATGATTTGGCGAAAGGATATCACGACGTGGGTATACAATCCCAAACTAACATAGAAGCATATATGGGTTACATTTTGAACGAATATGATTTGATCGAACAATATGCAAATATCATCGATCAAAAAAAGCAAGAGATGGACGATTTATATACTCGTTATATCATCGCGACGTAAATGTAATACCAAATTTTTTGGATATTAATTTTTTAGCACCTTCTAAGGATGGTTTACTCCACAAGAGCCAGCGAGACCAAAATCCAGCCGTTTTTATCCCCTTTTTACTCCACGTTTCACCCATTCTCCCATGACGAGCTAAATATCTACGCATACGCGAAGGATCTTTATGAATCGTATAATCTGAATACCCTTTCCCTCCAAAATGAATTTTAGATCCATCCTGAAAAATGGCGGTAAACTTTTTTTCAGGGTGTAAACTTTTTATAAGTTTAACCCTCATTATTTTATAAGTAATATAATAATACCATGGCCAGATGGTATAATAATGGATCGTACACGGCTTATGGAAATAATATTTATTCAGAAACTGGTACAAATAAATTTTATCTCGATACGGGTGGTTCTAACGGATTTTTATTAGGAACACGAACGTGGAGTAATGGTAGATGGAACTATAGTACCGGGACGGGTGATGGTGCTGTAGTTCGTTTAGAGGATGGAAGTGAAGTATTATATACGGGAGGGTATAAATCTGGGGGCAGTACTTGGGCGCCGTCTGATCCAATTACGTATAAAATAGATGCATATGAAACGGGTAAAGTATTTAGTCTTCCTGCGGGTACGGAACGTCTATCAGGAGATGGTTCTTTTAGATTACCAGACGGTACTGTCATACCTGGAAAATCTAAAAAAATGCCAGATGGCAGTTTTGAGCAACCTGAAGGAACGTATAAATTAACTAAAACAAGTTCAAATAACGTTGCGACAAACAAAGCGGGCGTCGAATCGGATGTATCTACCGCAAAAACAACAAAAAATGCGGCAACTACTCAGAAAAATGACGCGGTGTCAAAAGTGGGAGATCTCGAAATTTCGATGCGAAATTTCGATGCGAAATTCAATACAATGAAAAGTCGGTACACAGCTGCCGATTCAGCTGCTGTAAATAAAAGACGATTGAGAGGTGATATAGATGGTCAGCGTTCAGATATATCAAATAGGTCCGCAGAATCAAAAAATAAACGTGTGGAAATGAGTACTGTTGATAAGATAACAACTCTCGCAGGTTTAGCGGCATTATTCGCTTATTTACAAGATGAAGAAGCTGATATAAACGATACAAGTGGTTCTGATTCTAAAAAAGGATGTGTAATGGCATGTCTTCCTAAAAATTATATCGATTATCACTATGGAAATATAGGAAAGGAAGATTTAATATATTCCACTTTAGATAATCTTAGGGAAGAATTTAGAGAGTTAGAAGTAGAGGCAGAACAACCATTTTGTACTGAAGAAAATTTTGATTGTATGAATCATTGTATAGCCGCATGCGCAAATAGATACGACGGTCGCCCGGGTGATGGAGATGGAGATGAAGAACCTTGGTGGAAAAAATGGTTCCCGGATGTAGATGAAAACCTAATGACGTCCGTTATAGTAGCTATATTAGCAGTCATAATAATCGCCTTCTTAATCATGATATTCTCACTTTACTCTTCATAGCTTAAAGAATTTCCATTCTTTATGTATATGATTCTGAGTATAGACGTGGGAATCAGAAATTTGGCTATGTGCCAATTTAATGAAACATCTAACCTAGTCGTAAATTGGGACGTTTCCGGAATACCTCCCGAGCATAAAGATGGTGTATATGTTTCATTAAGAAAGCATTTAGATGAAAGACCTTGGGTTCTCGAATCAGATATCATTTTGATAGAGAAGCAACCCGATCGTAATAAAAAAATGAAAATGGTTGAACACTTTTTACACGCGTATTTTGTCATAAAAGCTCCAAAATCTGAGACGATCATATACGATGCGAAGTTTAAAATCCCAGATGTAGTGGGTCCCGGGAAAGCGCAATACATGAAACGTAAAAAGGTATCCATAGAAAGATGTGAAGCATTTTTACGCGGGGATGATACGAATAAACATTGGATAGAAACCTTCATGAAGTCTAAGAAGAAGGACGATTTAGCGGATACTGTCATGCAAGCTATAAGTTTCACGAAGCGGGTAGAGCCCAAGAAAAAGGAAAAGATCGTGAAGAAACTTGTTCCCCGAAAACCTAATGAAAATCAAAAGCGTACTAAATATTCCAAATGTAACCTCGCGTACATATATAAAAATAGTCCCGAGTGTGAATGTCTAGAGAATAATAAAAGATTCATGAAAGATCTCAAAAGGTATTATAGATGCATAGATGATCTGATTAAAGAAATGGACCGTTGATAATTCAAAATGCAAGTAAACGTACTAGACCATGGATTCGTGCGACTCGTGGATACTATGCCCAGAGAAAACCTCGACAACTCAATTGTTCAAGCAGCCCGGGTATCTTACGGAGATGGAACGAAGACTTCTCGTGGAGACACTGGACTTATTAGATACCTGATGCGACATTGGCACACGACACCTTTCGAGATGGTGGAGTTTAAGTTTCACATTAAGATGCCCATTTATATCGCACGTCAACATCTTCGCCATCGTACCGCGAGTGTAAATGAAATGTCAGCTCGATATTCAATTGTTCCCAAAGAGTATTACGAACCTTCCGAACTTAGGGGTCAGTCAGAGATAAACCATCAGGGGTCGGAAGGTGTAGTGAACATTGATCAAAATGATATGCATTCGCATCTGGAAAATTCGTTCGACATTTATGAGAAACTTCTGGAAGATGGATGCTGCCGGGAGCAGGCCAGGGGAAATCTTCCTCAATCGACGTATACGGAGTTCTATTGGAAGATTAACCTTCATAATCTCATGCATTATCTTCGCCTACGAATGGATTCTCATGCCCAGAAGGAAATCCAGGAGTACGGTAAAGCTATGTATGATCTAGTAGAACCACTCGTTCCCATAACCATGAAAGCGTTCATGGATTTCAGGGTAGACGCTATTCAGCTCACGGGTCCGGAAATCAGGGCTCTAAACCATGGGGAAATCATCAAATCTCCCGGGGAGCGCAGGGAATTTGAAGAAAAGTTAAAACGTTTAAATTTAAATATCGATACAAAGTAAATGCTCGCCATAACAAATACAATGACCGTATTCGCCGCTGACAAGAAAAATAAGGGATTCAAGAGGCTTAGTAAGAAGATCCAAAAGGAACGTGATACCGACGTGGACAAGATCAAAGAGAAGGTCTCTGATATTTTCCGCGATGAACAGAATCGTATGAAGGGATACCTCGAGGAACATAACAAGCTCATTAAAAAGGCTGATAAGCCCAAGAAGAATGGTAAAAAATCTATTGATTTTTACGAAAAGTAAACCATAAAGTACAGAAAACAAAAAACATCGCCAAAGGTGGATTGTCCCCAAATTTCTCAGCCAATAGAGCGCACACCACGCTGTATTGGACGATCTTAATTTCCTGTCTCGTTTTGATCATAGTACGTTTCATAGACCCCCTTGATTTTTGAAGCCCAGATACAGCCGTACTTATTTTACCTATCGTCCCAGGAATCTCCGTCGTCTTCATGAATATATCACCAACATCCACAGATTCTATTATCTGCTGTTGTATCAGGGGCTCCAAATACGTGAAATAGTTAAAGTCTGGATCTAGTTTCAGACATATACCCTCTATAGTCGAAAAGGCTTTTGCGAGGTACACGAAACTACTCGGTACCACGAATGGTTTTTCAATCGCGAGTTGTGCGGCGAGATCATCGTTCACGATTCCAGAACCATCTAGGGTCTCTAAATACCCTAAGATGTTTTCAAAAAATAATTCAATATCTGAAATATCAGTAGAAGTCGGAACAATAACACCCAATTTAACCAATGTATCAACTATACCCGCTGTATCACGTGTGATTATAAACCCAAAAAGTTTTGTGAATCCATCCCTTAATTCTTCTGACAATGGTACGAGCAATCCAAAATCATAAAATACAAGCTGTCCCTTTGATGAAAACCCCAAGTTACCTGGATGTGGATCAGCATGAAATAGGCCGTTATCCATAGTTTGGATGACGTACGCATTTATCAAGGCTTCGCATATCTTCTTCTTATTCACCCTCTTATCCGTAATCTCAGTCAGTTTAACTGATGGTACATATTCCATGACGATCATTTCATCGTTTGAATACTTTTTATACATTTTCGGAACTTTCACCCAGTCAACATCTTTCATACTTTTCCGAAATTTTATAGCATTGTTAATCTCCCGTTTGTAATCCGCCTCTCCCAAGAGATATTCTATTGACTCATCTAGAACTAAACCTGAACTATTTCCCGTGTCGATACCAATGCGCTCTAAAAAATGTACTATACCCCGTATAGTATCCGTATCCTCCTTCATTATATCCAGGATTCTGGGACGTTTTATTTTTACAACAACTTTTTGACCGTTTTGGAGTACGGCCATATGGACCTGGCCTATACTCGCGGATTTAAATGGTACAGGGTCAAATTCTTTAAAAATATCATATTTTACATCTATGTCAATTTCCACGGGAGGAACATCATCTTGCAGGGATTCCAGTTCTTTTGTAAACTCTGGTGGATACAGGTCCGCTCTCGTCGAAGCGATTTGTCCTAATTTTACAAATGTTGGTCCGAGATCGAGAAGTTCTTGCTTCACCCATCTACCAAGCTCTGATTTATTTTGTACAGTCGCATTTTTCCATAAAAACTTACTCGCAAACTTCCACGTTTTCACTTTCCTGGAAGTTGTACTCGGCACATTTATTCCCAAGCATAGTGCCATCTTAATACATACGAATAATTTTATCTCTCTAACTTATATTTTTTTTCTCGAGGTGTTTTATATGGATACTGAGAAGAAAGAAGAATGTTATAACGCGAAACCCGTCGTAAACTGGAAATGTATATGGTTTACATTCGCATTGGCGGGTGGGTATTGGTATCTTCCAAAAAATAACAAATGGATATTACTAGCACTTTTGTATTTCCCTTACATCATGTTAGCGTATTATGATCATCACTATGATTGTAGGAGGAACATGGGACCCACGTATCTCGCCATGTTTTATCATTGGGCCAAACCTCAAGAATCTAAACAAATAAAAGATTTTAAGAACTGGTGTCCAGAAATTAAAAAGAAAGTTTTTATGATCGACATTATAATTTTACTCGGAGCTTTACTTTTAGTACCAAGTTTTCTTAAGTGGAAACCTAAATAAAGTTTTAAAATTAATATATTATAAATGAAATTCCAAGTATCAATATTCACTCCCATGTATGAACATAATAACAAAAAATATATACGTGTTCTTCTAAACGACCATGACATGAAACGTGTGTTGTTTTCTCATAATAAACATAACCTCGTAACAAAACATGTAGAAGATCCACTCGAAGGTCATGTACTCACGATTAAAGTTCCATTTAGATATAATCGAGTCATGTGCCGATTTGAAGGTGTTCCCGTCCAAAGTTTAAAAAAGGGGGACGACGCTGAAATTGATGTTTCGTTTATGGGTAAGTGGACATATGAAGACTATAGTGGATATACTTGGAAGTTGTCGTATATAAAGTTTAAAAATGAAATAAATGAATGAGTCTCACGAGAACTGGGTATATAGTTCCGGATCTCACTGAAATTAAAAAAGAACTCACGGTTCGCCCAATCGTTAATGCAGATTTTGGTGTAGCACCTCCACCTTTTAAAGTGTTTAGGAAAGCAAAATCTGGATTATGCGTACCGCGATTTTATGCAGAGGAAAAGTTTGGAAAAGAGACTAAAGATACAAGGCCAGAACCATCTAAGATAAATGTCACGTTTAAAGGAAAATTGCGAGACGAAACACACCAAAATGAAGCACTCAGAAAAGCTATCGAAGCTGGTCATGGAATTCTTTCATTGCCTTGCGGCTTCGGGAAGACGACCGTATCCCTGGCCATAGCGTGTAAACTGGGATTACGAACCATGATTGTCGTGCATAAGGAATTTTTAGCGAATCAGTGGAAAGAACGTATACAACAATTTTGTCCGGGGGCGACTATAGGTATAGTTCAGCAAAATAAGAAAGAAGTACACTGTGATTTTGTCATCGCCATGCTTCAATCTCTTTCTCTAAAAGAATATTCATTCGAAGATTTTGATAGTATAGGAACTCTCATCGTCGACGAAGCACACCATATATGCGCCAAAGTTTTCTCACAATCACTATTTAAATTGTGCCCAAAACACGTATACGGACTTTCAGCTACACCAAACAGAAAGGACGGACTCACAAAAGTTTTACACTGGTTCATGGGTCCCACGTTCTTTTCTGTCGAACGGGAGAACCAACACCAAGTCGACGTGTTTCCTTTAGAATTTACGTGTCAACGATTCAGAGATCCACCACCATGTACCAGGTATGGCAAACTTTCTTTGGCGACTATGATAACGGAACTTACAGAAATGCCCGATAGAAACGCACTCATCATGTCCACGATTCGAGATGCGACGCGGAGTACTCGACAAGTATTAGTTTTAAGCGATCGTCGATTTCATTGTGAATATTTACACCAAAGATTTAAGGATCGTTCGGGTTTATACATGGGTGGGATGAAAGAGGCAGATTTAGCTGAATCCAGTAAAAAGCAAATCATATTCGCGACGTTTAGTCAAGCGCATGAAGGACTCGATATACCCAGTCTTGATACGGTCATTCTCGCAACACCCAAATCTGATATAGTTCAGAGTATAGGTCGTATCATGCGAGAAACGAACGGTAAGAAGAACAATCCACGCATATACGATATTTTAGATCAATGGTCGGTATTTTTTGCCATGTACAATAAAAGACTCAAAGTATACAGGCAAGGTGGGTTTAAAATTCCGAATCAGAAAGAAGAAAAGGTGGAGAATTTTCCCTCCGGAAAATGTCTCATACAAATATAAGAATGGGTGGTTGTTCTACCGGGCGATCCACTCAGAAATACACCGGTGGTGGTGGTGGAGCTGATTTAAGTTCCATCCTCGCGGCACACGGTGATATGATCTACGCAGATTCGAATATAGAAGCCGCGAACGTATCTATAGGAACTGTCGGACATGTGCTCACCGTTCAACCAGATGGAAACGTTGATTGGCAAGTTGTACCGGGAGCCACGGGAACGGTTGGTAACTTACAGCAAGTGACAGCTAGCAATCCGCAAACAAATATAACAGTAGAACTAGTTAACCAAACTACTTCATTGATTACAAGTGGAAATGTATTAGTTACAGGCAACGTGACGGCATCTAAATTTATAGGAAGTGGTTTAGAATTAACTGATGTGGCACTTAAAACTGATTTAGATGATAATGTCATTCGTATATCCGATTTGGAAACGGCGACGATTATTTCTAATTCTTCCACAATTACGACGGGGTTCACGCGGGGTGATATCATATACGCGAGTGCAGATAATGTACTCAATAAACTTGCCTTAGGAACAACTGGACAGGTTTTAAAGAGTGATGGTACGGATGTCGTGTGGGGTACGGATATAGGTGGTTCTTCCGGTACCGCAGTATGGACAGCCAATAATGTAAATGGAAAAATTCATTATTCTTTGGGTAATGTGGGAATAGGAGTCGCGGATCCGCAATATTTATTAGATTTACCTTCGACGGGTACAGTAAATGCTGGATTTTTTATAGGTGATGGTG